AGATACTGGAAGTACCGGTACGAGCCGTTCGATTTCAGCGAGCGGAAGGAGAGGGCGAAGTAGGGCTGGGTGGCGCTAGGGTTGTCCCACACCCGTCCGGAGGCCGCGTCGAAGGCTCTACCAAGCAGCTTGGCTTGCATCGCTGCCGGGATCCCGGTCACCGTCAGGTTGATCACCGTCTCGCCTTCGATGACCAGACTGTCGTAGGGCTGATCGTCGGCATATTGCGTGGCGGCATTGACGGCCGGCTCCTGGGAGGCCTCCGCTGCCGGCGCCAGGTACTCGGGCGTATCCGCCGTGTAAGTGGCTGCCGAATCCACGGTCACTTCGGCGATGTACAGACTGTCCAGGCCGATTCTGGATTTATACTCTCCGCTATTAACGCTTAGTGGCATGATCTTTTACTCCTCTTCTAGGTAAATATATTCGAGCGCAAGGCCGAAGTGCCGTGTTAGCTCGTTGAACGGAAGTTCTCGCTGCGGTCCCCGGCTGAACCCGGCTGCGACCATTGCTCCATCGATGTTTGGCAGGCCGGTCAGCCCATTGCGGCTATAGGCGCTCACCTGCATGCGGTAGCTCCGCAAAGTCTCGCGATTGTCTGCGCTCTGCTCTGGCGGCGAGCTCACCAGGAAGTACACCAGGAAAAGATCGGGCAGCTCCGCGCCGCTGGCCTCGATGTGCAGGTTGGCGCTGATCGGGACGCCCAGGCCGGTAAGGGCAGTCTTCACTCGCTCCCAGATGGTCATAGCTTGAGACCTTTAGTCTTGACGTGAATGAAGATCGCCACCAAGTAAGCTCCGATGATCGTAAGGAAGAAGATGATCAGGAAGTCTATACCGGTTATATTCACTAAAGAGCTCCCTTTTCGACGAACACTTTCTTCATCTCTGCCCGCGCCTTGCTCATATCGTGGTCCAGAGTCGGTCTAATATAAGGTTGCGCCGGCGTGTTCGCCGAGCTATATTCTTGGACATTACCATAACGGGCAGTTTCGGCGTCGGTAAACTCTATTTTATGAATGACTCCGACATCAACATAATGAAAATTGCCGTCTTGATATGGCCCGTCGATATTGATATGCGCCTCCAAATTGTGCGTGTCCTTCGGGGCACGGCTTTTCATTCCTTTTTGTAATACTAAGGCTCCTGCCTGCAAGGCTTCATCAGCAACCGCGTCGATATTCTGGCCCGCTTTGGCAATTGCCTCTAGATATTCTTCAAAACCCTTGGTCACCAACCTTGATTTGACTGCCATCAGCCGCTCCTAATCCGTCGCACCTTCAGCTCTAAATATTCGTGATGTTCGCGTATGTCGTCGATCGAGACGATCTCGAATCGCTCCAGACCTTTCAATACCGAACAGGTAGTATCTATTCCGGATTTGTATCGAATGGTGACCGTCGCCGGTTGCTCAGCCTGCACCGACTGCGCCGCCCAGGCCTCCGAACCATGCGCGCTAATCCATCGTCCCCACACCTCAGCGATCGTGGACCAGGTGGGCTTCTCGTAGCCGCCCGCATCCGCGCTCACCGTGCGCGCTTGCAGAGTGATCTTGGTGCGCATCTCGCCTGGCTGAATAAGGACCTTACCGTTCAGTTCCATGTTTGCACGCAAACTTCACGCCGTGAAGAATGCAATCTCCTTGTACAGTGTCTGTCCGAAGATATCCCCGGCGTAGTCAATTACGATGGTATAACTCGTTGCCGGATCCAGATCCGCAGCTGGTTTAATGGTCATGATCCTCCCGGTCACATCCAAAGTGTTGGTCGCAGTGACCGGAGCGAGACTGGCATCCTCGAGAGTGACCAGCAAAGTAGCGCTCGCGTCCATTTTATGATTGAAAACCAGCACGAAGCTGGCGCCCACCGCCATGTAGCCATCGATATTGGTGATGATGATGGCCAACGGCTCATCCGGCGTGCCAAGGGTTTTGAGCTGCAACGCCAGGGCTTCGAGCTGCGTCAAGATCGCTGCCAGGCCATAACCCAGGGCGCTGCCGGACGCCATCCCGCCTGGATCCTCGTGCCATCGTACAAGCAGCATCCTGGCCGCTGCTTTAGCCTCAGGCCGGACCCAGGTATCCTGGCTCCAATCCCGCCCGGTCGCCTGCCGAATATATCCATCCACCAATGGCAATAAATCGATCATATTCGGATCGTCTTGTTCGCACCTGAGAACAGTGGCAGCTTCCGCCTGGCTCAAGATCGTTACAGGCTTCGCCCTCACCGAGATCGTGATCGCCTTATCCAACGTCCGGCTGTCGCTGGTCGTGATACGGCAGTTTAGCTCATAATCAACCCCGTCTATGCCACCCGAAAGCCAGATAGTGCACACGGTGTTCGCCGCATACACAACCCCGTGGATGGTGACGCTCTGCTGGTTGTGGGTAACCTCAGTAATCCCCGTTGGGACCGTCCAGGCCACTGTGCTGATCGTCGCCCCTTGTAGCTCGCCGGTATCGGTCACTCCGCCGGTGTTGATGCCGCCTTCGCCACACCAAATGATGAAATAGGGTTCGATTGAGTTGGGGTCTTTAGCTGGTAGTGACATTATTTCTACCTTTTACATATTCGCGCTTATCTTGAAATAGTACGACCTCTGCATGATTTGCAGATTTAATCGGTGGCCATAGAATAGACGAGCTTGAGCTCGTCATAGACGAGCTGGATGAGCTGGATGAAATCGAAAAAGACGAGCTAGATGTGGTGCTCGAAGAAGTTGAGCTGGACGTTGTGCTGCTGCTTGTGGTGGAACTGCTGGTCGTTGAGCTTGACGTGGTAGAGCTTGACGATGTGCTACTACTGGATGAAATCGAGGTACTTGAGCTGGATGACGAAATCGAAGTTGATGAGCTGCTGGACGAAATCGAGGTTGAGCTAGAACTTGAAGTGCTACTGCTGGTCGTACTGCTCGAAGTTGTGCTAGATGAGGTCGTGCTTGAAGACGTTGTACTTGAGCTGGACGTACTCGAGCTAGAAGAAATCGAGGTGCTCGAGCTGGATGACGAAATCGACGTTGCCGAGCTGCTGGACGAAATCGAAGTCGAGCTAGAGCTAGATGTACTGGAGCTAGACGAAATCGTGGTCGAACTGGAGGTAGTCGAACTTGACGTGGTGCTGCTGCTGGTCGTACTTGACGAGGTAGTGCTTGAACTCGAAGTTGTTGACGATGACGTGGTGCTGCTACTTGTCGTGCTACTGGAAGTCGTGCTGGATGACGTCGTTGAGCTGGAAGTCGTGCTACTGGAAGATGTGCTGCTGCTGGACGAAATTGAAGTTGATGACGAGCTGGAAGAAATTGTCGTACTACTTGATGTCGTGGAACTCGACGTGGTGCTAGACGAGGTTGTGCTTGACGAGGTCGTTGAGCTTGATGTGGTGCTGGAACTGGTCGTTGAGCTGGATGTGGTGCTTGAAGATGTCGTGCTGGAACTTGAAGTCGTGGAGCTGGAAGTCGTGGACGATGAGGTCGTGCTACTGGAAGTTGTGGAACTGGATGAAGTAGAGCTAGATTTAGTGGAACTGGACGAAGTCGTAGAACTGGAAGTTGTGCTGCTGCTAGTTGTGGACGATGAAGTTGTGCTACTTGAAGATGATGAACTAGCAGCCACCGTCCCGCCTGCCATATTGTCCAGGTGACATGATGCAGAAACAAGTTCTACACCAAAATACCAGGCGCCCGTATATGTTGCATCGGATCGCGTGGCTAACGCCGCACCCCACGCACCGCTAGTATAACGGTATGCAGATATATTATTCCCACTGCGTTCTGCGCCGCATTTGTCGCCATCAGCCAAGGCAGAAGTGAACGTCGCGCCTAACAGGGTTTCAGCGTTGTCGTCAACACGATATATCCCGCCATTACCGCTGTCGTGGTGCTTGACAATATAACCGCTGAGTGTGTTGCCCGCATCAACACACAAAGCCATTTTAACGTACCCAGTTTGTGTAGGAACATCAAAAATAAAGTCGGCATTTGGGCCGTATGATGCTACATTGTAGACACCGCCGCCATATGATGCGCTGCCACGCAATAATGTGCTAGATAAAATTTCTAACGCAGGATCACCAAACCATGCCCCGGTATTCCAGGTCGTCCCGATCGCTGCACGATTGAAATTATCTATTACAGTAGTGACATCAGGCCAAGCCAATTACGTTACCTCTGTATCTACCTTAGCAACAGTTTTCGCGCATGGGATAAACGGCCCATCGAAAACTATTTGTGACGTAGCCGTGTCAAAGCGTGGGGCAACTCGCCGTTGGGCGCAGAAATTCAGCAGAACAGTAAATGTCTTTTGCCGCCACAACGTGATGGTGCTGCCCATCGTAGCATTAATTTCCGCCTGGGTGTAACCCATCGCCAGCATACGAGTTTGTATTGCGTTGCGTTGCGGAGTGGTCAGGTCGGATAGTGAATCGGTCAATACCGCGTGATCCGTCACCTTGTAAAATCCGTTGGTATTGCCAATAGCGGTAATCGTGGTCGTGCTGGCAGATACTTTGCATAACGCGTAACTGCCCAGCACTTCCACCTCCGACCAGTTGCCGCCATCCTGGGCGATG